AATCATATACAGATAAAGTTTATAATAAAGCTATAGATGATATGATTAAAGATAAAGATAGATAATGGGATTTAAACTAGGGACTAATAGAGGATTAGAAGCTACTGGTGGTGAAATTAAAACAAAAATGAGTTTTGGTAGACAATCCGGTCAAGAAGGATCTGTACCTGGAACACCTGTTATTAGAGTACCATTAGAAGAAGGTATTATGGGTGAAGCTAATATGGATGGTTCTATATATATTGATGAAAATTTAATACCTGGTGGCCATGATTTTAACCAAACACTTAATCATGAAATGAGACATGCTACTGATATAAAGATAGGTAAACTTGCTTATGATGATGATAGCGTAACATACAACGGTGAGGTTTTTGCAAGAGAAACTAGAAATGGTAAAGATATGATTAAAGTTGATGGAAAATGGAAAGAAGCTGGTGACACTGGTTTTCCATGGGAAGAAGATGCAAATAATGGAAATGATGAACATATTTAAAGATAATAACGAGTGGAATGAAAAATCAATAATAGGAGCCGTAGCTTTTGTGATTATGTGTCTTGTTATGGTGTTAGACTTGTTAACAGGTTGGTTAGGAAGAGATTTAGCTATAAATGAATTTGTATATGATTCGTTTGTATTAGTAGTACTAGGATGTTTTGGTATTGCTGGATTAGAAAAATTCGCAAGAAAATAAAATTAAACTATGACTATATTAACAAAAATACACGGAATACCCTTATATAGTAATACAAAAGACGCTATGCAATGGGCTAAAACAAGAGGATTAAGTAGTTACCATGTCCATCATTGGAAGAGACAAATAGGATATATGGGTGGCACTAATCACTCGCAAGCGCGCACGAGCCATGAAAATTACATGAGTGCGGTTAACGCGCGTCGAACTACTACAACGCGTAGAGCTACTACAACGCGCCAAACTTCTACAGCGCAAACAACGTCAACCCAAATGACAGGTGGTAGTGGTGGATATTAAAAATTAAATTATGTTAGGAAACTTATTATCAGGTGGCGCTGCAGATCTTGTGAAAGGCGTGGGTGGAGTTATAGATGACTTGCACACTTCTGAAGAAGAAAGATTAGCGGCTGAACAAAAAATAAAAGAAATTATTGCTAACTATGAGGTTGAGATGGAAAAGAACATCACAAGCAGATGGGAAGCAGATTTAAAATCAGATTCTTGGTTAAGTAAAAACGTTAGACCAATGGTCTTAATATTTTTAATAGTATGCACCATGCTATTAATCTTTATAGATGCTGGTGCACTAAAATTTAACGTAAAAGATTCTTATATAGATCTTTTACAAATGGTATTAATAACTGTGATCGGTGCTTATTTTGGTGGTCGATCATTTGAAAAAGTAAAAAAATAAAATTATGGGACAAAATTCAACAGAAGTTTCTTATGGCTTTGGACAAATGGGAAGTGCTTATCAAAATTTAGCTAAACCAGTTTATCCACCTAAAGATCATGTTATTGTAGCGATCACGTTTTTAGCGGATAACATACCAACAGCTCTTATAACAGAAACACTTGATACTCAAGGACCACAATATATCGGGACAAATGATACAGAAGCTACTGCCGCAAATTATTTAGGTGTTACAGAACAGGCTTGTACTGGAGCTACAACTACAGTTTTTGTTACAAATGACACTGTAACTATTGATGCTGCCAACACTAAAATAAAAGTTGGACAATATGTATTATTAGTAAACGATGGTGATACCGTAGATGCTGGTTTAACTGTAGATTCAGAAACACCAACGCCTATTTACAATGGTCCAAACGTTGCTGGGGTTAAAGTTTTAAAAGTAGACGGTGTAAATATAACATTAGATACTGTGTTAACACCGTCCTCTTCTCAAACATTAGTATTTTTAGATGAATATCATGGTGCTGGTGGTACTACTACTGAAGGGGCTAAATATCCAGGGGGATTAACAATTTATGGTAGATGGATTACAGTAACCCCAGCAGCTGATGCTGATGGTGGTATAATTTGTTATTTCGGTAAATAATGCTAGGGTTAGGAAGTGGTTTAATTCGTAGTGGATCTATTAAAGGTTTTCAACCCACAGATATTGCTAATTTAGTAATGTGGTTTTCACATGCTGAAGGTACTACGTATGATGATGCTGATGATCTTATTACTTGTTGGGCTGCTAAAGTAGGTAGTTTTTATGGAGTTCCAACATCTGTAACTGATGGTAGCCCAGGAAATGATAGACCAACACATAACGCTACCCATATAGCTTTCGATGGAGGTGATGATATTGATTTTTATGACGCATGCAGTAGTGGTAGTACTACATCTCTTACTCTTGATACTAGTAATGGTGGTTATACAGTAATAGGTATATATACAGATGCCGATTGGAATGGAGCACAACAAGCCTTAGTTGGTAAAATTAGTGGTTCACAAGATTTTATTAGACATGACGTTACTAACGATCGTTATGAAATAAAAATAAATAATAATTTAAAAATTATAGATTTAGATTCTGCATTGACAGATAATCAATATTATTCAATAATGTTAACCCATGAGTCTGATGGAACACTAACGTTATATGTAAATAATGTTGCCCAAGCTGATACAGAAAGTTTACAAGCCACTAATGATCTCACAATTAGTGCTATTGGACAAAGAAGTACCGCAGATAGATTAAGTGGAAAAATTAAACACGTTTTAGCTTATGACAAAGCATTAAATGAAGGTCAGCGTGAGTTATTTCAAGCATGGGCTGAAACACAATTTTAAAATTAAAATTAACTTAAATTAAATAAAATGACAAAAAAAGAAAAAATAGTAGATTTAAAATCTAAACCTGAAAAAATAACTGAAGAACAGTTAAAAAGGGTTCAAGACACTGTAAACGATATAAATAGAACTCAATTAGAAATTGGTTCATTAGAAGTAAGAAAACATGAATTGATGCACGGTATATCTGGATCAAGAGAAAGTCTTACGGTATTACAAAAAGAATTTGAAGAAGAGTACGGTACTTTTGATATTGATATTCAATCTGGAACTATAAACTATCCAAAAGAAAATGGCGAAGTTAATAAGAAAGATTAGTGTAGGTAAAGATTACAAGAATGACGCTATGCACTATGCCGTGGGGCAAGAAGTGTATGGTGGTCATACTATTTGCGATATAATAGAAGAAGATGAAAAGTTTTCTGTTTATATCAAGAAGAATAAAGATGTATTACCTTGGAAAGACTTTAACAAAAATATGGCAGTATCCGTCGAATATAACTTAGAATATTAAAATTATGAGAAATAAACCATTACCAGGTATTATGAAAGATTCTCCTTTAAAAGAAAAAACATACACTAAAGCATCTAAAAAGTTAAAGCGTATGAGTTTTGGAAAGAAAAAAGGAAGGTTAAAAAAGAAGGGTCTTAGTACGTTTGATTTTGATGATACTGTTGTATAAATGAAAAGCGTATACAACTTTGTTGTAGCGCCAAAAGGAGAAAGATATAACAATAAAAAGAAAGTTGGTGATTCAGAGTTGATTCTCAACACTGAAATTTTTAATCATCAATATATAAATAGAGAGGCTGTTGTTATGTCAACCCCTATAATTGGTGATACAGATATAAAACCAGGAGATACAGTTATTGTACATCACAACGTATTTCGTAGATGGCACAACGTAAAAGGTGTTGAAAAAAATAGTAAGTGTTATTTTAATGAAAATACTTATTTTATAAATAAAGATCAAATATTTTTATACAAAAGAAATAAAGAGTGGGTGGCGCCAAAAGGTTATTGTTTTGTAAAACCCTTAAAAGCACAAAACCCACTTAATATAGATTTAGAAAAACCTTTACAAGGTATTGTTAAGTATTCAGACGGTACCGCGGAGGTTAATGATCTAGTTGGCTTTAGACCAAATAGTGAATATGAGTTTATAGTCGATGGTGAAAGGCTATATCGAGTTTTATCAAATTTTATTACAATCAAATATGAATATCAAGGAGACGAAGAAGAATATAATCCAAGCTGGGCAAAAAGCAGTTGATGAACTGATTAAAGTCGCTAAGGAACCAATTGTAGATTCAGACGATGATATATCAGCAGATAGATTGAAAAATGCCGCGGCTACTAAAAAACTAGCTATATTTGACGCATTTGAAATACTTAACAGAATCCAAGAAGAAGAAAACTTGCTTGAGGGAAAAACACCTGAAGAGACAAAGAAAAAAACTTTTAAAGGATTCGCAGAAGGCAGATCTAAGTAATGTACGAGCAAGATTTAGTTAAAACTATAGAGCCTATAAAAAAGACAACTATAAGTCGTCTTAATAAAGGTAAGAAGTGGAAATATGGTTATGACAAAGAGCATGATATAATTGTGTTATCTCGTAATGGTCAAATAGGTGAAATTATAGAAATACAAAATTTAGTTATAGCGCTACCAAAGGCTCCAAAAGAAATATACAAACACGCCAAAAATAAATGGGTAAGATTCGAGCAACCTAAAGAACTCTCTCGTTTAAAAAATATATTTGATTGGAGAGGTTATCCGGAAGATGAAAAAGAAAAATGGTACGATTATATAGACCAAGAGTTCAAGCGACGAGAGGAAGGTTTTTGGTTTATGAACAATGGTAATCCAACCTGGATAACTGGTACGCACTATATGTACTTACAATGGAGTAAAATTGATGTAGGCGCTCCTGATTTTAGAGAGGCAAACAGATTGTTTTTTATATTTTGGGAAGCTTGCAAGGCGGATAAAAGATGCTATGGTATGTGCTACCTAAAGAACAGAAGATCAGGATTTTCGTTTATGTCATCTGCTGAAACAGTTAATTTAGCTACTATATCGAGTGATAGTAGATATGGTATATTATCTAAAACAGGTGCCGATGCTAAAAAAATGTTTACAGACAAAGTAGTACCTATTAGTATTAATTATCCTTTTTTCTTTAAACCTATTCAAGATGGTATGGATCGTCCTAAATCTGAACTAGCATATAGAGTTCCAGCTAGTAAGTTTACGAGAAAAAAAATAACAGCTAACGAACAATTAGAAGATATACAAGGATTAGACACTACTATTGACTGGAAAAATACTGGAGATAATAGTTATGACGGTGAAAAATTAAATCTATTAGTACATGATGAAAGTGGTAAATGGGAAAGACCAGACAATATATTAAATAACTGGAGGGTTACAAAAACCTGTTTAAGATTAGGTAGTAGAATTGTAGGTAAATGTATGATGGGGTCAACTTCCAACGCCCTAGATAAAGGTGGAGATAATTTTAAAAAATTATATAATGCATCAGATGTCACTAAGCGAAATAGAAATGGTCAAACAAAATCTGGTTTATACTCTTTGTTTATCCCAATGGAGTGGAACTACGAAGGATTTATTGATGAGCATGGAATTCCAGTATTCACTACTCCTGACACAGATGTGTTTGCCCCAGACGGTGAATTAATAGATGTAGGTGTAATAGA